TGCCGACCAGCTCATCCGACCAACTGCCGTTCCAGGTGCTCTGGTCAAACACGAGGTTCACGCGGGCAAACAGGTCACCGGCCACCAGCGCACTGGAAACGAAGCTGCCGGAGACGGGGTCGCCTGGGTTGGCCAGCGGATAGGCGTGCGTCAGCGGTCGTGTGAAGCTGATCTCGCCGTTGATCTGCACGTCGCGCACCACGGCCATATCCTCGATGCGGTGCTCGATGGTCACGGGCTGGCTGTAGCCGGTCACGTCGGTGAAGGTGACGGTGCCTGCCTCCAGATCAGTGGCGTAACCGGTGTGGATCACCACACCGTCGTTGCCGACCACGCGCACGCGCGACAGACGCACGCGGGCACAGTCGATGGTCTGGCCGTTGCTGACTGAGGCGGTGATGCGACCGGTGTGGCCGACGACGGCGAAGCCTCCTGGACGGAAGATCGGCACACGCCCGTCGCTGGGCAGGCGCACCGGGTCACTGCGCCCGAGAGGTAGTTGATGCTGCCGCGCGTGACCACGTACTCACCCGGAGTGAGCATTGCTGGCACGGTGTCGGATTTGGACAGGCCGCCCTTGGCGAAGAACTCGCCGTCCAGCGATTCCATGTAGTCGATCAGATCCCGTTCAAGATCCTTGCCGTAAATCATCGGCTGGGCCATAGCGAAGCGCCAGCGCTGCTTGATCTGGTCGAGGTTGGCGCGCTCGTTGGCGGTCAGCGTCTTACGGTCGATGATCTTTTCCAACGCGGAGCGATCCTGACGTGCCAGAGGAGTCCAATACGCGAAGGTCTTGTCGCGGGCGTCCAAACTGCCGCTGTAGCTGATCTGCCCCAGGCCTTGCAGCCCGAGTTCGATCATTTTTTCGGCCTCGACCACGTCCCGGTTGCGTATGGGCGAAGGCACTCCGACCGGGCCAGGAGCGCCAGCCCACCGGGCTGTACAGCGACGACAGGTGAAAGCCTGCCGTCTTGCCCTGTGCCATCGAACGCCATTCGCCGCGCTCCAGCATCCACGTCTTGTGATGCTCGGAAATCGCTGTGTCGCACGATTCGCAGATGTAGGCGGCGGTTTCCGGTTGCCCCTTGTCCCAGCGCAGTTGCTCGAAGCGCAACCATTGCGGGTGGTTGCAGTGCGGGCATGGCACGAAGTAGCGGCGCTGGTCGCTAGCCTCGTACTCGCGCTCAATGGCCGAGGCGCCAGAAATCGTCGGCGTCGAAACGATGAAGATCTTGCGCCGGGCAAAGGTGCGCGTGCGCGCCTCGGCCAGCGAGATCGCATCGCCTTCACCCTCGACGTCCAGCGGATACCCGTCAACCTCGTCGAGGAACAGGTAGCGCACCGGCATCGAGCGCAAGCCTACCGCGCTGTTCGCCCCGGTCATCACCAGCACGCCGCCCCGGAACTCCTTGGCCAGAATGGTGTTGCCCGAGTCGCGCGAGCGTGCCGGGGCGATCAGTTCGGCCAAAGCCGACGACTCCTCAATCAGCGGGTCAATCCGCTGCTTGGAATTGCGCTTGGCCATCTCCACCGTCGGCCAGACGGCCATCATCGGCCCCGGCGCGTGGTGGATGACGTAGCCGATCCAGTTCGACCCCATCTCGGTAGCACCGAGCTGCGCTGCCTTCATGAACACCACCCGCTCGACCGGCGAGGTCGGCGACAGGCAATCCATAATGGCCTTGAGGTACGGCGTGCGGCTGGTACGCCAGCGCCCCGGCTCGGCAGACGCCTTGCTGGAGAGCATCCGGTGGCGATCTGACCATTCCGATACCGTGAGCAGCGGGTCGGGAGTAAGCCCGTCGCGCCACGCCCGTTCGATCTCCTGCGCGCCTTCGTATTCCATCGTCATCAATCCACGCGCGGGCGCAGCTCGCCCAGCTCAATCAGGTGCTCGCGCACGGCAGCCTCAAGGGCCACGTGCATCTGGTGCGCATCGACACCGAGCGTGGATGCCATCTGCCCCGAGATACGCGCGGGCCAGTTCAACCACGCGTCGCGCTCGATGCGCGCAAGTTTGAACACGTGGGCCACGGCCTGCGCCCGATCCACCAGCTCCTTCTTGCGGTGCGCCAGCTCCACCTTATTGAGCTGGGCTTTGAGCACTTCGTTGACGGTGCGTGCCTGTAGCAGCGATGTCCCGCCCGTCGACAACGGTGGGGTGCCGGGTTCAGGCACCTCTCGCTCAGGCAGTACGCACGCCTTCGCGGGGCTGACCTTCTCCGGCGCTGCCGCCTTGCGGGGTTGCAATGTGTTTTGTGCCCACTGCGCGTCGGCGGTATCCGGATCAATCGTGCCGTCTGGCAGCGGTGTGATCCGCCCGGTGTCGATGGCCTTCTTCACGGCCACGTGCGACACGCCACGGTGGCGCGCGTAGGCGCGAATGGAAAGTCCCATCGTCACCTTCAATCATTTGTTCGTCATGTCCGCAGATTGAGCTTGGCTTCGATCGGGAACAGCGCGTTCATCACGTCACGCGAACCAACCCCGAAAGGAAAACGCCATGAGCCAGATCGACACCATCCTCACCCTCATCGCCCAGAAGCATCTCGGCGTCGAAACCCTGCAGACCCGCAACGCCGACAGCCTCGACTTCCACGACACGGCGGTGTGGTGCCTCAAGGACGCGTTGGAAGCGGCCTTCAAGGCGGGCGTCGAATTTGGCGTATCGAGCCCGAATGCCTCGGACGCGGAAATCGCCAAGGACTGACCCGAAAGCCGCCAAGCCAAGCAGAAAGCGCTTGGCTTCGGCCCCGGACAGCGCGTTCATCACATCGTCATCCACCACCCCGAAGGAGCAGCCCATGACCATCACCAACCTGACCCCGGCTCAGCACGCCATCCTGGCCAAGGCCATCAACACCAGCGGCGGCAAGATCGACTGGTTCCCCGACAACGTCAAGGGCGGCGCGCGCAAGAAGGTGCTCGACGGGATGTTCAACCGTGCCCTGATCACCACCGACGGCACCGACTGGATCGTCGCCGCCGAGGGCTACGACGCCCTGGGCATGCCACGCCCAAGGGTGAACAAGACGGGCATCGGTCAATTCGAAGCCAACCTTGATCACATCATCGCCAACGCTGAAGGCGCGCCAGCTGCCATGAGCGATCCCGAACTGGAAGCCGCCGTAACCGCCGCCGAAGCAACGTGGGTCAAGCCACGCACCCGCGACAACAGCAAGCAAGCCGAAGTGATCCGGATGCTGCAACGCCCCGAAGGCGCAACCATCAGCCAGATCTGCGCCGTCACCGGTTGGCAGGCACACACGGTGCGCGGCACCTTCGCCAGGGCCTTCAAGAAGAAGCTGGGCCTGACCATCGTGTCAGACAAGCCGCAAGGCGGCGAGCGGGTCTATCGGATAGGATCTTGAAAAACAATGCGCCACACCAATATCCGACTGGCGCGATTTCGCGTGTTTCCCGGGAGTTACTTATGTTTGGACAAATTACAGGCCAGCGACTTCAGTTGGCAAAAATGTACATCGCAAATTACATGCTTGCCCTTGAAGAACAAGCTGGAGCACTGGATCTGAATCATTCGATTCGCAACCTGAACAGCGAGTTCAAGCTGGTTGAGCCTGCCCAAGAGTCAGCATTTGTGCAGGACATCACTTATTTCTACGATGCGATCAAGAACCAACAAGTATCGGCCGTTGATCGTGGCGCGTATTGGAAATTTAAGGCAATGTCTTTTTTAGAAGCGAAGAACGAGCTTGCACGCGAGCTCAATGCCCTACGGACTTGATTGAACTAAATTCCAACTGACGCCAGCCACATCTTCGCGGCTCGCCCTAAATGCTAGATCAAACAACAGGCCATCCACCTCACGGATGGCCTGCTTACCCGTCCAGTTCTCCCACCGACGCACGATCACGTCGACGTACTTGGGGTCGAGTTCGATCAGCCGTGCAATGCGGCCTGACTTCTCCGCTGCGATCAACGTCGTGCCAGAGCCCCCGAACGGGTCGAGCACCACGTTGCCAGGGCGGCTCGAATTGCGGATCGCGCGCTCGACCAACTCCACCGGCTTCATCGTCGGGTGCAAGTCGTTCTTCTGCGGCTTCTTGATGTTTCAGACATCCCCCTGGTCGCGGTCACCACACCAGTGGCGCTGTGCGCCCTCGGGCCATCCGTAGAGGATCGGCTCGTACTGGCGCTGGTAGTCGGCGCGCCCCAGGGTGAAGGTGTTCTTGGCCCAGATGATGAAGGTCGACCATTTGCCTCCGGCGGAGCGGAAGGCGGCCTGCAGCACATCCAGCTCGCTGGAGGACATCGCCACGTAGATCCCGCCCCGGCAATGCGCCACGGTGGGCGTCAGTGCCGCCAGCAGGAAATCGTAGAAGCCGTCACCCAGGT